GCACCCGCTATGGCTATCAACGCAATCCGTTTACTGTATACGGGTCGTCTGATAACGCTCCTAATGAACACCCAAGTGTGGATGCTGAAAGTAGCGTAACCGTAATGGCTTACTGTCCGTACTGCGGAAAATACTGGCTAGTCCGAAGCGGAACGAAAGTAAAGCGTGCGATTATGGGGTTCTCACACAACGATGTCGTCGATCCGCCCGACATGACATGTCCCGACTGCGAGGGAACCCGTGGCGCAGCCAACGTACATTGAACAAACCCAAGAACTCGCCTCACTCGCGCTTGACCAAGCGAAACTGATCCTCCAATACGGGCCGTCGCAACAGAAGATACAGGTAGTGCGGTCGGTACTAGGAGTTCTTGCGCGACAGGCCGCGGCAGGCCAGGATGCGGTAGCATCCGAAATGCGTGTCAAGATGGAAGCGCTAATGACGTCAATGCGCGACGTACCAATGCTGGATACCACAGTCGTTGGGGAACACGACTTCATTGACGCTGAGGTTATCGGCGAGGACTAGTCGTGCTACAACTCGCGCCACTCCTAAAGACGCTTACCATCAAGACGAAAGAACTAGAGTTTCGTCCGCTCGACCTGTTCTTTGTCCATCCTGAATACGGCGACTTCGGGTGGGCACAACGACGGTTCGTCCATCAGGTAGAACGCACATACAACGAAGGCAAACCCGTACGTATCATCACTCTTAAAGCGCGACAGCTAGGAATCTCGACTGTAACTGAGGCGATATTGTTCTTGTGGGGGTTCCTACACCACGGAACCAATGGACTCGTTATGGCACACGAGAACACCGCGTCTCTAGAACTATTCGAGATGACGAAACTGTATTGGGATAGGTGGGATTTCCGTGACGCCTATACACTTCAGTCTGCGACCAAGCAGAACTTCCATTGGGCCGAAACACGAAGCCGACTACGTGTGGCTACCGCTCGTAACATTCAATCTGGACGTGCCTCGACATTGCACTCCGTTCATGCTAGCGAGGTTGCTTTCTATCCTGACCCAGCGACCCTTATGCTTGGACTGTCGCAAACTATTCCTAACCGGCACGGCTCCATTGTCGTGCTTGAATCAACTGCGAACGGACTCGGCAACTGGTTCTACGACGAATGGTGTTCCGCGGAAGAAGGAGCGTCCGACTATATTCCGCTCTTCTTTCCGTGGTACAAGCACCCTGAATATAAGCTCTCCACTACGCTCACAATACAGTCAGAGCTTGTATCTGACGAACGTGAGCTTATACGACTAGGTGCAACATTCGAGAACATCGCATGGCGGCGGTGGGCGATCGTTAACCTAGCTCGCGGCGATATGGGACTCTTCATGCAGGAATATCCGTCGACGCCGGAAGAAGCGTTCATCACGACGGGCCGTCCGATCTTCAACCATTTGAAACTGAAGGAAGCGTTCATTGAAGAACATGGGACGATCGGAAGATTTGTGGAGGATATACGGGGTCGCGTACATTTCCAGCCCGATCATAGCGGCCAGTGGACTATCTACCGTCAACCCAAGAAGGGTGACGTTAGATGGGATCGTTATTTCGCGGCAGGTGATCCTTCCGAAACCGTGTCCGGTGACCCCTGTTGTATCCAAATCTTCAACCGTCAAACACTAGAACAAGTCGCGGTATTCCACGCACGCATGAACCCTATGCATTTCGCTGACGAGATGATGTTAGGCGGCAAGTTCTACAACGAATGTATGTTGTGTCCAGAAGTCGAAGGCGGCGGGCAGGCAACAATCGCCCGTATCTTGACCCGTAACTATCCTAACGTATGGTTGGATAAACGCGCTGACCGTCTCCGCGGGTCATTCAACGTGTTCGGATGGTCTACTAACTATAACCGTAAACGGTGGGCTATCGGAACATTGCAGCGAACCATCATCGACGGGTCATTGACTATGCACGATCGTAAGACATACAATCAGCTACGCAACTATGTCGAGGACGACAGCGGGTATTGGGGTAACGCGGACAGAGAAATGCATGACGATGCCGTTATGGCATTGGCGATTGGTATAGTCGCGAGTGAACAGGAAGGACCGTTCACGGCCGATCCGCCGAACCGATCCCCCATCCACGACCTGTACGCACAGGAGTTTGATACCGCATGATATACGCATTCAAATGTATGACGTGCGGCGCAAGGTTCGACAGTCAATCGCGCTTTACTTCGCAATGTCCAGAGTGTCTCAACAGTTCCGTGAAGCGAGATTACACGACGGTACAGTTTGGCGTACAGGCATTCCGACCGCACTTCAATCACGCCGTAGGATCATACGTTACGTCGTCCAGACAGTTCGACGATATCCTTAAGATACGCGGAGAACAGGCCGGGTCGAGCTTCTCGCGAATAGACCCAGGCGACGTAGAACAAATCCGCTCTCACGACGACATTCTCGATACCCAAATGCGAACCATAACAGACCGCGGGATCAACCCTTCGTCACTAACGGAGTAGTCATGCCGTTCCAGTCTGAGAACCAGCGACGCTTCATGTGGGCGAACCATCCTGACATCGCGGAGAAGTGGGCACACGGCCAGCATTCCACGAAAGACGGCCCGCACCGGATGCCGAAACGCTCATCGAAACGTAAGTCACGGAAGTCGTCGCGCTCGTAATGCCGATCAACTTTCCAGGCGTTCCTACACGGCAGCCAGGAACAGACGGCGACGTATGGCAGGTCGTCGATCCGGTCAATAGCCGGTATGCGTGGGAGACTGGCGGTGCAGGACCACCAGGGCCGCCCGGACCTGCGGGACCAACGGGACCGGCAGGAGCGACAGGCGCAACGGGAGCGACAGGCGCAACGGGACCAGCGGGAACGTCCGCTAGTCTCATCGACGACCTTACGCATTTCAACGCGATCTACGGTGCTGACGTGTTCGGTATCGACTACGAGTTTAACGCGACAACGTCATCTCTTCCGTCTGGTTGGTCGTGGTTTAATCAGGGAGCCGCGGTATACTCAGAACAGTTTGGTGGCGGATCTGTTGTTATGGCGGCGAACGTAATCGACGGCCAACGCGGTCTAGTTCAGAATATCCCTGTGTCATCCGCGTTCAGTATCTTCGCGAAACTGTCCCTAACCGGAGCACGTACGGTATCAACGAACCTTCTCGCGGCGTCCCTCCTAATCCGCGAATCATCGTCCACTAAGATGTACGCACTCACGCACTATGCGTTTGATGGCGCAACGGACTGGATGGACTACGTAGACAAGTGGACTAACCCGACGACGACAGTAGCAGTTACTAACCGTAAGTCCACAATGCAGGACCAACCCATCTATGTTCGGCTACGAAAGAACTCGCCGACGTCCTGGGATTTCCTTGTATCAAACGGGTTCCAATGGGTAGGAATACCGTCCGCGCAAGGTATAGACCTAACCGCCTTTATGACGCCTGACCAAGTAGGGTTCGGTGGACGATACGGTAACAACGCAGATTGCGCGGTTACCTGCGATTGGATGAGGTTCCGTTAATGTCGATCACTGAAAACACGATGAGTCTCACGTCGTTTATGCCTAAGTCCCAACCAGACTTGAGGGTCGTCAACGATCTACGGATGCTGTTCCTTGTTGCGCGCGACGAGAAGCGTAACCGATACGACACATGGATGCGTAACTACCGTCTCGTCAACAACCGTATCGGCGGCACTGTCTCCAACTGGATGCCCGCTCCGCGCGATTCCGAAATCTACCCCGGACTATCCTCACTAGTCGCGTGGATGACGGACCAAGAAATCGACATTGATCTGATTCCGTCCGCGGACCCTAACTCTAAACTGTTCGACTATATCAGTAAGATCGCAGACGACCTCAACGACGTAATGTACACGAACTGGCAGGTTGAGGACTACGACGCACAAATCAAGCTCGCATTGTGGGATGCCACAATGTACGGTACAGGAATCATCAAGAACATTTGGGACAACGCTCTATCGAACGGGTATGGTAACGCTGTCATGCGGCGAACCGATCCGTGGGCGTTCTATGTTGATCCTACCGCGACCTGTCTAGCAGATGCCGAATATATGATCGAAGTACGAAAGGTATCGCTTGATGAACTACAACGACGATTCCCTGACACATGGAAATCTGTAGCTACCGCATCCGGTTCGTCCACGGACGGCTATGATGACAAGCCTAAGATTTACGGTAACGTGGATAACCGCGTCAAGACAAACCCTGGTCAGATTCCGACTAGCGGGTCGTGGCCTGGATCATCGCCTCATGTTGGAACGTGGGGAGGCAAATCTCGCGACCGTCGACTCTACCAAGCCGACCCCGGATACGTACTCTACGAATACTGGCTGAAAGTAAACGATGAGTACGAAGAAGAATGGGATTTCGAGGACGACGAAGATACCGAAGGACCTGAATACGCCGACAACCGCGTCGAACCAACCTGGCGATTCGTCGCAATGTGTAACAGCCGTATACTCCTTGACGTTCCAGTGTCTGAACTGTGGGCGCATGGTCAACCTCCGTATGAGGATTTCCGATTCGATGATATTGGAGAGTTCTACGGGATCAGTCTCGTCGATCATCTGGCGCATCCTCAAATCTACATCAATCGTCTGCTTACCGCCTTGCAGCACAACGCTGAACTTACAGGAAATCCGATCTTTATCGAGTCCGCGAATAGTGGACTCAACCGTGTCAACATTATCAACCGCCCCGGTCAACGACTGACAGTATCTGGTCCTGGCGCAATGCAGAACCGTCCTGACTGGCTGCAACCGCCCGCGATGCCGCAACAAGTTATGGACCTTGTACAGTTCTGGATTAGTCGTATTGAGAACACGATGAGCCTGTCCGCGCTACAGAAAGGCATCACGCCTACACAACGTAACGCTGAAGGATCGCTCAACATGGTACAAGAGGCAGCGTTCGTTAGGGTACGATCAGCGCTCTCCAACCTGCAAGCGTGTCTGCAACGATGCGCCGTAAAGCTCGCTGATCTTGTCGTAGACAACTACACTCAGCCACGTATCATGGCGATCATTGGCGAGGAAGGCGACCTTGTCGCGAAAGCTCTCGCCGGGCAACACTTCTATGTGCCGTCTAATAACGGTCAGACACCGCTCAAGTACGTGATTCGTATTGAGGCCGGCGCTGGTGGTCCCACATCGCGAGCCGCGAGAATGGCCGAGGCAGACAAACTATACGGTCTTGGTGCGGTCGACGACCAGTACGTACTACAGAAGCATCGCGTCCGTAAGCCTACCGATATCCTGAAGCGTCTGTACGCGAAGCGTCAACAAGGACTTGTGGGCGGCGGGGCAAAGGGTAAGCCGCCTAGTAACAAGTAAGATTCCATGCTCCGTCTGTTGACGGACCGCTACAAGTACGGGACACTCAACGTATGGCAGATGGACCTACTCCTCGTCCCGCTGGTTGGAAAGGCGGCAGCGAGGACTTCGCGTTCCTACGCACCTTCGACGGTCACATCGCCGTAGACCTGTTCGAAACAGGATCAGACGACGAAGGCCGATTCGGTCATCGTAACGCTCGGAAGGGTTTCGATCGCGCCGACCTCGGTGGCGAATACGAAACCTATTGTGACTAGAGGCGCGTAGACGCACATGCACCGTATTGGAGGGGGGTGACAAGTATGGCTCGTCGCGGACGGAAGCACGGTCGTCGGGGTCGTAAGTAATCCCACTTCCGAACGGCGGTTGGTAGGGGAGGCGGAGGTCAGTTCCACTCCCCTACCACCAACTACGAAAGAAGAAAGATGCCAGCATCGCAAGGGCGGCTCACTCGCGGATCGGTTATCCCTACACGTAAGGGTAAGCGTGGTTCACGGAAAGGTGGAAGGGCGTAAATGCCAGCTCCCCCGTCAGGACCAACCAAGGCACGCGGAGGGTTCGTGCCTGGTATGAGTAACAAGCGTGGACGTAAGCACGGTCGCAAGCACAAGAAAGGTGGTCGCTACTAATGGCGGCTGATAAGGTCGGAAACGACATGGGTAAGCGCGGAACTAACCAGTTCATGCGCCAAGGACAGACGGCCCACATTTACGGTAACAACCCGTCCATCGACGCGAAGGGCAGCATCACCGCTCCTCCGAAGGACCTGAAGCCGTAAACAGATGGCGGGTCCGGGTGGTGGTCAGAAGGGTGTCGTGGATGGGTTGACTAACACGTTCACGGACATCTCTAAGATGATGCTTCTACCTGACGCGCCGCAACACATGCAGTTCCTACAGGGGTTACAACAGGGCATCATGGCGTATATTCGCCAGCAAGCGAACGCCACATTGCAGCCGCCGGGTGGCGCCATGGGGGGCATGGGTGGACCCGGCGGCGGTCCTGGCGGTCAACCTATGGGTGGACC